TTACATTTGTGGCATGGTTCCAAGCCAGAACAGATTGGGAGGCCGAAGCGAGGGCAGCGAAAATCCGAGATCTGTTAACCCTTAACAGACTCCACATCCCAATTCTGAACAAAGATGGGACGAAAACCGGACAGAGCATAGCTGTTGACCAGCCCCAGCAAAGGAAAATCGAAGAAGGAATTGTGTCGCTGTCAATTCCTGTAAAGGACTATTACTACTGGAATGTTGAATACGATAAGATAAATCATTTTATTCCAGAATGGAAAGAAGCTACTGACAATTTCAGAGAGGAGGACAATAAATAATGGCAGAAACCAAAAAAGTAGAAAAACCAGAAGCTGTAAAGACTGAAACTCAGAGCAAGCCAAAGTTTCTGGTAAGCCAGCTCCGAAAAAACTGCGTAACTCTTTTTGGAGTGACCACATCCACATTTGACGGTGCGATGTATGGACACAAAGAGCAGGAATACACGGTCGATGAAGTAAAAAAGATCATTGAAAATTATTGACGGGAGGTAACAGAACGATGGCAGGTGGAACATTTAAAAATTCAGTCGCAAAGGTCCGTCCTGGGACATATGTAAATGTCATCAATGGAAGACCAAAAACATTCACCGCTACGCAGCGAGGCGTGGCGATCATTCCGTTCGTTGGGTATGATTACGGCCCAAGGGGGACATTCCTGAAAATAACCGCTGACTCCCCTGATAAGTATCAGGCCGAGTTCGGAAGAAGCATTTACGATGATAATGAGTTCATGATTATGTTCCGCATGATTATGGCAAATGCTACGACATGCTACGTATATATTGCTGATGGAGGAGCACAGGCATCTGGATCCGCAACAATGGGAGAAGCCACAATGACAATCAAAGCCAAATACAAGGGTTCACTGGGGAACAGCCTGAAGGTTTCCTGTGTGGCAAATCCTGTAGGAGGGTTTGACGTTTCCGTATATCTCAACGGATATGAAGTGGAAAGATTCGAGGGGATGAAAGTTATTTCTGATCTTTCCGGAAAGTCCTCCTATGTGGATTTTTCCGGCACCGGAGAGCTTGCGGCATTTGCCTCTGTGACTCTTTCAGGTGGAACTGATGCCTCTGAAGAGGGAACGAGCAAGAAAAATATTACTGAGTTCCTTGATAAGGTTGAAAAGATCCGCTTCAATGTAATGGCGTTCCCGATCACGGACGAGTCATTGCAGACGGCTCTTCTTACAAAGATCCGCTACATTCGAGAGAATATCGGCTGGAAGTGCCAGGCAGTCGTCCCGAATTTTGCAGCTGATTACGAGGGAATTATCAACCTTACAAACTCGTTCGAGTACGAGAAGAAAGAACTCACGGTCGCACAGGCCACAGCGTGGCTTGCCGGAGCAAGGGCTGGTGCTGACTATACCACATCACTTACGTATAAGACCGTAACCGGAGCGACGAAGGTTGTTGGAGAAAAGACCAACGAGGAAGCGATAGAGGCCATCCAGAAGGGAGAAACATTCTTCTCTGTATCTGACAATGGCGGAGTAATGCTCGAATATGACACCAATTCCCTTGTTACGTTCAATGATGACACACCGCCACAGTCGAACAAGAACCGTCCACTTACGGTGTATGACACCTGGTGCAATGATTGCCTTAGCACATTCATTCCTGGACGGTATGACAATAACTCAGAAGGGCATACCGTGATTGAGGGACTCGGAAAAGCCATGCTGAAGCAGTACGAGGAAGACGGAGCTATTACGAATGTTGACCTCGACAATGATTTCAAAGTTGACGCCGAGAAGTCCATCGACGACAGTGTGTATATTGTGGCTGGCCTTCAGGCTGTTGATAGTGCTGACAAGTACTACATCACAACGATTGCACGATAAGACAGGAGGTACAAATAAATGGCGAATAGAGTAAATACAAGCCCCCTTTCCGCAAGAGAAGGAACTGTGTACGTAAACGGAGTGCTTGTTGCTGATTCATGTGTTTTCAAGGTTGCGTTCAAACCTGACGTATGGGAGGGCAAGCAGCTTGGCCGAAAGGGAACAAACCGCAGATGGATTGGCTACGACATCGAGGTCACGATTGAACAGTGGAAGACAAACCGCTTTTATCGGGAGCAGATCAACGAGTACGTCAAGAGCGGAAAGACGCCTGAGCTTACCGTCCAGGGTATTCAGGATGATCCGAACTCGGATTTCTATGATCTGAATGGAGCCGAGGAAGTAACGTGCATTGGCTGCGTCCCTAAAGAGGATATCAACCTGATCGATTGCGACACGGATGGCGATGTCGTAAAGGAAAGCATCACCCTTGGCGCTTACGATATCGTCTGATTTTTGAAAAGGCATACATGAATAAAATCGCTTGAATAAAAAACAAGCGATTAAACAAAGACGGGCAGGGATATCCTTGTCCGTCTTATTGAATTATGAGTACGAATAGGAGGTACTACACATTATGGCTATTGACATGAAAGCATTTATGAAACAGGACCTGAAAGACCGCGGAACGATGGAGTTCACAGGTATTGATAAATTCAAAGATAAAGATGGAAAACCCATTCCGTTTATCATCAAGAGACTTTCGCGTAAGGAAGTCAATGATATTCGGCATATGTACCGTACACGGAAGGTGTACCGGGATAAAAATAACGGAGATAGGCCAGTGATTACAAATAACGGCCAGGTTGCCATCATCCAGGACTATGACGCAGAAAGAGCAGGACTCCAGATGATGGTTGATGCATTTGTGCAGCCGAAACTGGATGATCCAGACCTGATGGCTTATTACGGAGTGCTCGATCGCCTCGATATGCCGCAGGTGATTTTCTCCGACCTGGATGATTTCAATTATGCAGACGACTGCCTCATGATTGCACTCGGACTGAAAAATCCGGAGAAAGATGATGCGGTTATCAATGAAGTAAAAAACTGATGAACGGCACTGTCAGATCTGAAGAATCCGCAGACTGGCAGTGGGGACATATCATGTGGCAGAAGCACGGTATCCGTTTGGAAGAATGGGCTGAAATGCAGTGGCATGTGAAGATGGCATATATTGCATCTGAACAGCTGGAAATGGAAAGCCCGATTGAAGCAACAGACAGACTTGCAAAAGGATTCTTGAAACCAAAGAAAAAATAAAACATGGGAGGTGAGGGCATGGGAGATGTGCAGACAACGTTGCGCCTGAATGATCAGGCGAGTTCCGTACTGAAAAAGGTTGCTCAGAGCGCTCAGGACACTGCAAAGATCATGGAGCGGACCGGAAAGAGCATCGACAGTGCATTTCAGACGAATACTCCTTCCCAGTTCGCATCAAAGGCAGGAAGAGCGTTTCAACAGGTTGAGAATACAGCTGAAACACTCGGAAACAAGATCGACGAAGTTTTTGAAAGCAGGGACGCAAGCAGCTTTGGTTCAAAGATGGAAAGCGGATTCAAGGCAGCTGAAAGTGGAGCGAATTCACTAAGGACATCCGCTTCAAGCGCAGGTAAAGCCGTTGATGATTTAGGAGACAAGGCCGAAGAACTCGGAGCGAGTGTAGAAGAGGCTGGAGGAGCCGGAGGCATAGGGAAGATCGGAGAGGAAGCGAGAGGAGCAGGAGCCGGACTCAGCGAGGCTAACGGACAAGCCGTAAACCTGATGAGTACGATCAAACAGATTGCTGTTACGATTGGAGCCCTTGCGATTGCAAACAAAATCAAAGACTTTGTTACGGATTCCATCAATATCGGGAGAGATTATACAGCTCAGATGTCTGAGGTCGCCGCAATTTCCGGAGCCACCGGAGATGATTACAAGATGCTACAGGACACTGCACGGCAATACGGAGCCACAACAGTTTTCTCCGCATCAGAAGCAGCAGAGGCATTGAAGTATATGTCGCTTGCCGGATGGGATGCTAATCAGTCAGCCAGTGCGCTTGGTGGTGTCCTTAATCTGGCTGCTGCTTCCGGCATGGAACTTGGCCAGGCTTCTGACATGGTAACTGATTACTTGTCGGCGTTTGGAATGCAGGCGAACCAATCAGCCTACTTTGCTGACATGTTGAGTTATGCACAGTCAAATTCAAATACTACCGCTGCGCAGCTCGGAGAGGCATATCTGAACTCGGCAGCTATGCTGCATTCGGCAGGGCAGGATGTTGAGACTACTACATCGTTTCTTGAAGCCATGGCAAACCAGGGCACAAAAGGAGCCAGGGCAGGAACACAGCTTGCTGCTATTACGAGAGATATCACGTCCAAGATGGAGACTTTTGCAGACAAAGAGCAGGTCGCAAAGAAGGCACAGGATGGATTTGTTTCATCCACCGGAAACATGAATGATCTTCTCGGAAAGTCAGCAATCGCAATCGGAAATACAATGATTCCCGTAAATGATGCGAAGGGGAATTTCCGAGACCTGACAGAAGTCATGAAGGACGTTGAAAAGGCTACTGACGGTATGGGATCCGCACAGAAAGCCGCTGCCCTTTCCACTACATTCACTTCCGATTCGACCAGGGGCGTGAACCAACTCCTCACCGAAGGCATGGATAAAGTGGCTGGATATGAAGAAGCCCTCAGGAATTCAAATGGAGCTGCGCAGAAAGCTGCCGATACCATGAACGACAACCTGAAGGGAGATCAGGCAAACCTAAGTTCGGCATTCGAGGAAATGCAGTTGCAGATCTTTGATGGGCTGAACGGAACACTTCGAAGCGGAACACAATATCTCACGAATAGCATTATCCCAATACTTACAGAGTGGGTACCAAAAGCGGCAACTGCGGCAGCCAAAGGGGTTGAGAAGATCGGGAAGGTTCTCTCTCCTGTATTCGAAGGCATCCTTAAAAATCCTGGAGAAGTAGCCGGAGTGTTCGGAACAATAACAACAGGGCTTGCAGCATTTCAGGGTTTTAGCAGAATCGGTCAGATTGCCAAAATCGTGGAAGATGGAAACAAAACCTTGTCAGCTGATGCCGGGGGATTGGTTGGTGGAATCGCAAAGATCGGAACCACCCTCGCGGCACATCCATGGGCGGCATTGGGAGCGGCTGCCGCAGCAGGAATTACAGCCGTAGTCATTGCTGTAAAGAAATGGAATGACACGCAGATTGAGGATAGCTTTGCGGAAAAATTTGGAAATGTTCAGCTTAATGAAGAACAGGCAAGCCAAATGGCTGAAAAAATCCTGAATGTGAAATGGAAAGTGAACGTAGAAGGATCCCTTGAACATTTCGAAAATGCCGACCAGCTTGCACAGCAGGCTTCCCAGGCACTTTCGCAGAACAACAGTATTGAGTGGAAGGCGAGACTCGGATTCAAGCTAGACACTAGCGATATAAGTAGTTACAAGCAGAATATTCAAACATACATCGACAGTATTCAGCAATCTCTGTCAGAACAGACCCTTGCTCTAAGCCTGTCTGTCTCGGATGTGAACATTAAGTTCGCTGGCAAAGATAATTTGAATAGTATCATACAGCAATTCGCATCTCAGGATATCGCTGACGCAAGCGCACTAAGTTCGAAACTCACCGAAACAGTT